CTTCCCTTGTGAAGGCGGGATGAGAGAAATGGCGTACAGACCAGAGACTGAACACCGGTGACCCAGTCTACGTCAAGTTGACCGCCAATCACCATATGGGGCACCAGTGCCGTAGAATGTCAGCTCCACTGCCAAGTTCTGTCATGCACACTTTGTAGGGGTACAAAAGTTGCACCCCCTATATGCTGTGACTGCCAGGTTGGAAACCCTAAGTCGTTACCCTATAAGGACTTAGGGAAAGTGTCCGATATGGGGCAGTTTGTACCCAGGGTACCCAACATTTCCCGAACACCCCCGAATGTGGGAACACGTCTCACAGAATTTGAGATTTCTCAGTTTTTAACAACGGAGGCTGCGGCCACCAGTTCAACATCTATTTCATATAAAACTTGCAAAGGGATAGGCAAAGAGCCGGGGGTATAGGCTCAAAAGGCCAGGGTCCACTATCAGTGAGTCTCTCTGAGTATACTCTATTCTTGATACTATCTTAAATTTTATAAAGAATAATAAAGAATAAAGGAAATCGGGAGTCGGCTCTCCTCAGTCTAGACTCGCAGTCCAGACAGTGTTTCACAAGAGCCAAAAGGCAAGACTTCAGAAACAAGATACAAAGATAACTGTAGCTAGCAAGTAATTCCATTGTTATCTAGGGCTGAGAATTAGTTTACTTTTTCCTTGACTTCTGGGCCGAATTATGTTATAATAGCTATATATGAGAGAAAGTCTAGACACCTTAGTTAGACAACTAAAGGACGATGAAGTTCATGCGGCTAGGGCTAAGGCTCCAGAGGGGTATGAAGATGAGTACGTCCGGGCTTATACAATTAGTAAGTTCTTATCTCTCGGTGGTAAAGTTTCAGAGATAAATCCACCTACTGCCTGGAGAGAAACTTACCTTGCCTTATCTATCCACACGGAGTTACCACCAAAGTTATGTGCCAAGTTATCAGGCATACGACTCGCTTGGCTACGCTTGTATCTCGGAGAGAATGAAGATAAAGAAGTTGAGATCGCGACTAATATTAGTCGCGCTGCCAACTTTGAATCAAGGATTGACTGTCCGAGTCAGAGGGACTTACGCGCAGCTGCAATACCGCTGGCAGGACTCAACGCCATGGCTGGCTGGACAACATCTGCACAGGATCAGAAGAGTGCTGCAGAACTTGAAGTGTCGGAGGCTATAGAGCAACGTAGAATGCTGAGTGAACAAATAGATGAACTCGATAGGCGAGAGTCCGAGATGTCGGAGACATTACGCAAGGTTAAGAGCTCGGATGTTGTTGGTGTATTGGGATTGGGAAGCGACATTGAAGTAGATGAAAATGAGTAGTTCATTAAGAGTTTAATAAGGAAATGTTTAATGGACGCATCAACTTTGATGTCAATAATCGCAGGGTGCATCACTATATTATCTTTTATAGCAGGTTTAATTGGCCTTGCTGTAAAGTTTACGCGGGAAACTGCGGAAATTAAATCCGAAATCCGCGCAGAGGTGCAGCAGAATGCAGAGCAAGAGCGAGAACTGGCCACCCTCAAGAGTCAACAAAAGGTGTATTCCGAAGAGATTCGAAACCTTAGAGAGTCGCAGATAAAAGCTGCCGGAGAGAGAACCGGACTTGTGAGAAAGGTGGAAGACGGCTTCGCGATGCTGAATCACAATATCACCACCGTCCGAAAAGAACTCAAAGAGCACATGGACGCAGAAGAGAAGACTAGACATCGGGGGATCAGCGAGACTGGGATTTATCATAAGAGTTTATTAGAGGAGTTACGAAAAATTCGTAATATGCGGGACGGCTGATGTTGATAGCGACCACTAAACTCCCGAAGTTCCCTGAGTTTGCAGATGCCTTCCTACATATAATTGATAAGAAGGGGCGCGAAAGACCCCTTATACGAAACTCGATACAAAAAAAGTATAGAACCTTAAAACTGAGGGCTCGACGTGCTGGTTATACTCGTTTCCTGGTTCTTAAGTATCGACGTGGCGGAATCACGACAGAGGAGCAGGCTCAATCATTTTACCAGACTTTACATAAAGGACAGTCAGCTTTTACACTCGCTCACACGAAGGAAGACACTCAGAAAATCTTTAACATATGTAGGCTTTATTATGAAAAGCTCTCTCCAGACCTACGACCAGAGAGAACCAGGTCCATCAAAAAAGAGTTAGTATACCCAAGAATAAGGTCCGACTATACAATTGGGACTGCGCGAGCAAAGGCATCTGCTCGCGGCTCGACGTTTCAGAAGTTGCATGGTTCTGAGGTAGCATTCTGGCCGGGGGCGGCAGACGAAATAGACAGTCTCCTTGCTGGTTTAGTACTAGCAACCTCGCATGGAGAAGTAGTTTTAGAAACAACTGCGAATGGACACAACCACTTTTACGAGAAGTGGAAAGATGCAAAGAAGAATCCGGAGAGTGACTGGGTTCCTATCTTCTTACCTTGGTTTAGAGATGATTTGAATGTATTACCTCTCATACTGGATGACAGAGAGGAGATCATAGAGAGCTTAGGGGATGATGAGAAGAGGTTAATTCAAAAGTTTCAGCTGTCACTTGAGCATATCAAGTGGCGAAGACGTATGCAAGCCACACTTCCGAGGTTGTTTTTACAGGAGTTTCCAGAAGATGACGAGACAGCATTTCTCCTCACAGGACAAACATACTTTGATAAGTTCCTCGTCGCAGAGGGACTCAGAAACTGTGCAGCTCCAGGAGCAATGCAGCAAGGCTATACAAAGTGGGGCGGCGCGTTGCGTCTGTGGAAGCCACCGATTCCGGGGAGAGAGTACATCGCAGGATCTGACGTCGCTTCGGGAACTGAGGGGCCTGACAATGACTGGTCAGTTACGGCGGTCATTGACAAAGAGACTGGAGAGCATGTAGCCAGTCTAACTTGTCAGTGGAAAGTGCATATCTTTACTCAAAAGAGTATAGACCTTTGTAAGTTGTATAATAACGCCTTCTGGGGGATTGAGTCACAGCAACACGGACATGCTGTAATAAACTTAGCAGAATTCGTTCATAATTACAAGAACTTGTATAGACATGTCGAGTATGACTTTAAAGGAAAGACAAGGGTAGAACGCAAGAAGAGAACTGGCTGGCCTACGAATGTTAAGACAAGACCAATAATGTTAGACGTATTAGCTAAGGCGATGGGTGAAAAGGTTTTAGTTAGTAAAGACGTGAATTTCTGGTCTGAAGCGAAGGTTTTTATAGCTGACATTCATGGCAAGTACCAAGCAGCAAATGGAGAACATGATGATCACATCTTTGCAGTCGGTATTGCCTGGTGTATTAGAAACGTTAAGAAACGTAGTCCTGGTGTTTATGTGGAAGACTAAAAACGTTATTCTTGAGCGAGATAGTATTGGAGTAAAGTGGGAGTAAAGGGACTATTTGGGGCTCTCCTAGACGGACTAGATAAGGATGGGGCAAGCGACCGCTTCTCTCATCCTCTTATGCAGTCCCCTTATGTCTACTCAGCAATCGACACTATTGCGACTGCCGTTTCTAGCGTCCCTGTTAAGCTTGTGCGAAATGAGGCGTTCAATGCGTCCTCTTTTCGTAGAAACTTCAATGCAGTCCAGTATAACACACGGGAAGGTGCTAAGTGGAAAGGTGCAAAACTCGCAGAACATATCAAATCAATTGGCGAAAATGAAAGTTTCACAAAGAAACATGGAAAAGCCTTTGTCAAAGGACTCGAAGAGATCCTTGAACATCCTATACTAGATCTCTTAGACGAGCCCAACCCGCATTTAACGAGTTCTCAATTATTCGATCATACGACACGTCGGCTACTCCATGATGGACAGGTATTCTGGATTCTTGAGAAACTAGGCAGTAATGAGATCAAAGAGATTTGGGTAAAACCCAAGTGGCAATTTGAACCTAACGTTATTAAAGGTATGTTAAGAAGTTGGCAGAGGACTAGGAGCGCAGGAACAAATGACTTTGATGGTGGTCAGAGTAAAGAAGAAGATAATAGATTCGAGTTGGATGAGATTGTAAGATTCTATAAGATGCATCCTTTTGATGAACTTGATGGTCTATCTCCGCTGACTTCAGCGAGATCTCAACTGGTTCAGAGCTTCCTCGCTGATTTATTTAATGAATCGTTCTTCAAAAATGGAGCTGAACCGGGTCTTATTCTGACGACCGACGAAGAGTTGGATACTGAAAAGAAAGACGAGATGTTACAGCGATTGAAGGCACGACATCAAGGAGCAGCCAGTGCAAAGAAGCCTATGATTCTTGATGGTGGCCTTGGCATCGCGGAGCAGACATCACACAGGGACATGGAGTTCACGGACCAGCAGAAGTGGACGTTTCTAATAGTCTTGGCTATCTTTGGCATTCCTAAAGCTATGATCGGTGGACAAGAAGATGAAGTCAATCGAGCAACCTTCGAGGCTGCAAAGACCGCCTTCTTTCAAATGACTATCATTCCGCTGTTGATTTATTATAGTGAGATGTTCTATAACAAAGTTCTCAAGCAGATTGATCCTTCATTGTTTTTGGTATTTGACTTGGCGAGGGTTGAGGGGTTAAGAGGAACTGTAGCCGAGGTTGCGAAGGCGGCGAAGGACTTATTAGGCTCTGGGTTCTCTCGGAATGAAGTTAATGACCGATTTGAAATGGACTTCGCAAGTGCAGAATGGGGTGGATCTGCGTATGGTAACTCGGCACTCAGAACCTTTTTAAAGCTGGAAGAAGCTGGTGTAGAAAATGGCTCTTCCTCACAAACTCCACAGGCTGTCGATCAAGCTGAAGTGACTAATCCAAATGGTAATTCAATTTCAGCCATGAGGAAGAATTTACAGAAACAAGCTATACATGTCAATGTAAAAGGTTTTAATGTAAATAATTTCAATGCCGACTTTTCGCAGCCACATGAGCAGGAGATGCTGGATAGATTACAAAAGTTTTATAAGAAACTACGAAAAGAGCAACTGAGTTTAGTTGATAACCCTAGAGAAAAGAATCTTTCAGCTCAGGATGTAGAACGTGTGCTGTTCGCTAAGCAGGAGTGGGAAAGTAAAATTGCGAGGATCGCTAGAGAAACGGGAGTGGAAACTGCAAAATCTGCATTCAGTTCTCTACAATTTGAGCTCGGTGGTATATTTGCTTTTAGCTTGGCTGATGACGAGATTCTTGAAATCATTGAGTCTTCTGTGGATCGTGTCAAAGGTTCATTACGCCGAGTCCGACATAAGCTCAAAGGAGAATTCCTTACTGCCATACTTGATAACGAGACTATTGATGAAATAAAGCAGCGCTTCGTTAAGGTTTTAGATCTTGAGATTCTAGTTGCACTGAGGATAGCTCGGACGGAGGTTTCACAAGTTTTATCTCAAACTAGATTTAGAGCCTTCCAAGTTGAAGGTGTAAAGAAGAAAATATGGGTCACAGCAGGGGATGAGACAGTAAGACACGATCATGTAAGCTTTGGCAGATTGCCTAAGCAGGATATGAACTTTAACTTTATGACCTCAGTTGGAAAAGGTGGGATATTACGTATGCCATCTGATGCAGCAGGTCCGGCAGAGCAAGTGATTAATTGCCGCTGTGTATTGATCGCAGGAGAAGAAAATGCTTAAACTTTTAGAGAGACTGAAGGCGGCTGAGAGTCTGGAACAAGAGTTCCTTAAGGGCTTGCAGCATCCTAGCCGTGCATTCAAAATGCTAGGTAAGACTGATAAATCTGAGAGTGTTGATAAGACTATGCTCCCAGAGATGTTTGAAGATTCAGGCGTCACCTTCAAGGATGGGGATGACGAACGAACCTTCTTTAATCGGGCTTCTAATGGAGCAGTTGATAGTGATGGTGATATTCTAAATCCTGACGGATGGGTCTTGGAAGATTTTAAGACAAATCCAGTCCTGCTCTTTAATCACGATATGGATCAGTCTGTGGGTGCCGTGATTAAAGTTTGGTCACGTCCACGAGCAGATGCCATAAAAGGTGTAGGAGAGCCTGGAAGTGAACATCTAGCTAATGAACTGGTTTCTTTCAGCTTTTTTGATCATTCCAAGCAGGGGGACGATCTCGTTGTCAAGTATGCGACTGGGATTCTTCGTTCATTCAGTGTTCGTTTTGATCCACATCGTATCAAGACTGTTACAGAAACTGAGAGAACAGAACTGGGTCTTGGTCGGTGGGGATTCTTCTTTGAGAAGCAGGCGCTAATCGAACTTTCAGCTGTGACGGTCCCTGCAAATAAAGACGCTATCGTTCTTGCAAAGAATCGACATGTTGGACTATCGACGGATGACCTTCATAATTATCATAAGTCTTTAGACTCAACCCTTCAGCAGTTATGTCAGGTTGTTGAGGGCCTCAAGACTGTTGGCGAAAGACAACGTCGCTTCGATGAAATGGAAGCACAAATTAAAAGTTTCCTTAATGACCCTAAACCGACTACGCGCTCCGATGAACTCTACGGTGGGCGGATTGATGACGCTTCGTTAGCGAATATGATTAAGTCGGCACAAGTTCACATTAGCAGCTCCACGGGAGCATAATTAAGAGAAGGGGGTTCCACTATGGACCCACAGCTCAAGCAGCTCGAGGAGTTGCTAGCGCAAACTTTGAAAACGTCTTCTGAAACAGGCTCTGCTGTTCAAGAGATTCGTTCAGAGTTTGATAACATTAAGAAGAGATCCGAAGAACAGAAAGATGACTTTGATGTCATTCGGAAGCAACTTGGCGAGCTCGACGTGTTTGTCAAAGAGTCAAAGCGTAAGACTGGCGTAGATGTTAAAGGTCTGACCCGAGAAGATGCCAAGGACTTCAAGTTCTGGAAAGTCTTCATGGCTCTCACGCTTAAAAAGAATGGCGCATCTGATAAAGAGGCGTGGACGGCTGTAGACGGCGAATTTGAACGCGAGTTGGTTCATGAAACCCGCAAGGCTATGGTCGCCTCTGGTGACCCTTTCCTCAAAGCTGGACATCAAGTTTCTGTCGATGCGAGTGGTGGACTCTTTGTTCCAGCCCAGGTTGCAGATGACTTCATTGAAGCATTGCGTGAAAAGCTTGTCCTCGAACAGGAGCTCGGTGCCCGTGTCATGTCAGGACTTCGCGGTTCTTCCGTCTGGATTCCTGAGCAGAAGTCCAAGACATCTGTTGCATGGCTGAATGAGAATGGTGTTCCAACTGAGTCAGACATTGACTTTGGTCAGATCAAACTTGAGCCCCGCTATGCTGCGGCGTTCGTGACTATCTCAAACAAGTTGATTGAGAACAGTCCCACGCAGATCGAGTCTCTCGTTCGAGAAGATATGGTCGAGCAGATGGCACGGCATCTTCAGATTGGAGCCCTCAACGGAGGAGGAGGGCAAGAGCCCCGTGGGTTGTTGCAAATCCCCGGAATTCAGACTCTTAGCTTGAATGCTGGTGCTGGACGGAACTTCAACTTCGATGATGCCGAGATCATGCGTAACATTATTGAAGAGAACGATGTTCCCGGTGAAGTTGCCTTCTTGTCTCGTCCAACTGTATGGTCGCTTATGAAGCGTCTCAAGGTTGACCATTATTCGGGTCAAGCTGCTGTTGGAAATCAATCTTATCTGCTGGGTAGACCACCCATGTCAAATGCCTCACTCGCTGAAGCACTTGGAAGCGCGTTCTCGAAAACGACTTCACTTCCGAAGACTAATGCGACAAATGGTGCGATCGTCACGACTGGTGGTACAGGTTCTCCTGTAGTCGCTGGAATCTGGCGGGATCTCATCTTAGCATTCTGGAGCCGCTTGCGCGTACGTGTAAGCACACAGGCTTCTTTGAATGGCCGCAGTGCGTTCTTACAGGACGAGACTTGGCTTGTAGTTGAGTCAGCATTCGACTCGAATGTTCGCCGCAAGGAATCCTTTGTTAAAGCAATGGATGCCACCCTTATCTGATTAAGGAGGGGCTTATAGCCCGCGTAAGCGGGCTTATAGCCCGCGTAAGCGGGCTTATAGCTCATACTTTTTCAAGTTTCATAAAAAACTTCATTAGGAGAGATCTAAAATGAAACATTCAGCCGACTTCTGGTATGGGGTGCGGAAACTATTCGACCCCGTCTCACGTACAGCAGGAAATCATAATAGTGCGATCATCGAGTGCCGCGACTTTATGGAAGCACTCGTCTTAATTGACGTGGGTACCATGGCTGCTGGCGCTACCCTTGATGGATTCATCGAAACACTCGATGATGCAGGTGCGAACCCTTTACCGCTGAAGGATGCTGACGGGACTACCGTCACACTCACTCAGCTCCTTGAAGGGGCCTCACCAGACCCGAAGAACCGTGTGTACCGTGGTCGAATTGACTGCAAGGCATTGCCTACGGGTCGGACTCAAATTCGAATCAATACAACGGTTGCTATTGGAGCCATTGTATTTGGTGCGAGTTTTATCGTTACCTCTCAGTATGAGGTTCCAGCTAATAATGACGTAAATCCGAGTCCTCTTAATGCTCTGTTGTTCAACCACACGACAAAGCAGGCGCTAATCACGCCTTGATATAGGAGTAAATTGTGGCGGCAGCATTAACAGATCTAGTGACTTTGGCCGAACTTCGTCTGTATCTTGATATGAAGGTCGGTAAGTTCTTACAGGATGATGACTTACTTCAAGCCCAAATTACTGGGGTATCAGATCAGATATTAAAGTATCTCAGTCGGCAGATCGTTGTAAAACAACGTATCACAAGACTCGATGTAGGAAGTTTGCAAAGTAAATTTGTTATGCCAGCCGCCCCAATTCACGACTTGACCGAAATTAAGTATGACTTAGATCGCGACTTCAGCAATACGAGTGCCCTTGAATCTTCTGACTATGAGTGGGAAGAGGAAGGGCGTCGTAAAGTTGGTTTAGTGTTACTTGATCGAATCCGCCTCCGTCAAGGGGTGGGGGCTCTCCAGGTGACGTATGTAGGTGGTTATGCATTTGACCGGGATTATTATATCTCCAGACTAGATGATCCTTCAACTCTTACTCCATCAGCTGGTGATATACACCTTGTTGGAGGGAATCCTATCGGGGACTTTTCAGGTCAGAAGGATAAGAT